TCTGTTCCATCTCTTTGTTGAAAAATAATATCTTTAGCGTCAACAATAGGTTTAATAACTACATCACTTGATGAATTAGTAATTTTTAAAACTTCTGTTCCACCTGCTTTAAAGCTCCAATCATTTCCTGCAGCGTCTAAAACAATATCTGCTACAGAATCTAAAGTTATATCTCCAGAATTTGATGATTGAATTGTAACACCTGTGTGTCCATCAACTGTAGTTGTACTTGCTTGTGAATCAATTAATACTGCACCTGCTGATGTTGCAAAACTAGATGCTGCATCTCCTAATGCTACAGTGTCTGCTGGAATAGATTGTGAAATAATTTCATTAATATTAGTACCATCAGCAAATAAAAACTTAGAACTTTTATCTGTAGCTGCAAAAGTTACACCTGATCCTGATGCTGTTTTAAACTGTACTGTGAATGATCCTGATGTTCCGTTTACAACAATAAATGTTTTTTCTAAAGAATCTGGAACAGTTACAATTTGGTTGCCTGTGATAGCACCTGTAAGTTTAATAATAGCACTTCTTGCAACTGATGTAGATTCTGTTGCATCGCCNTCTNNAATANNTAAAGTTGTAGTTGCTGCACCACCTGCAATAGATTTTTCTACATAACTAGCAACGGCTGCTTGAATCATGCTTANATTGGTATTAGTTTTATCTCCCCATGTACCAGCGTTTTCGCCAGTTGCCATTANTTCTAAACCGAGTGTTGTAAATGTTGATGCCATATTTTATATCCTTACGGTGATGGAGAGTTAACAGGTATTCTAATAGTTCCGTCTGTGTAGTCGTCTCTACGTCTTTGACCTAACTGCTCTCCTCCAAATTTTTCTACTTCTTGTTTATATTTTCCTTCATATAGTTGTAGCATATCCATTGGTCCTTTTAAATACCCATATGCTTCTACTAAAGCAGCATACAGTAAACCATTTGGAAAATTTAAACTAATAAAGTTTGTCTCATTATCTGTAGCTTCTAATTTAGCTGGTATCGCATTATAATGTAATTTAAAAACGTATGTAGCATCTGGTATTGGAGATAATAATATTGCTCCTGAAGTTGTATTTGTGTTACCTGTTGCTCCACCTTTCATAGCGTAGTATTTAGGTCTGCCTGTAGCACGTGCACCATTATATTCATCTAAAAAAGTTACATCTCTTTTTTCTAAAAATATTGGATTATTAAAATCTGATGTAGAATCAGCAACTTGAACTGCTCTTACCACCAAAGCTCCTGCGGGTACATTAGCGTAATCTTGATTAGCTACAAAATTATCTGTAGCTGTTTTTCTATCTGCATCAATAGGTGCATCTCTGTAAATTCTATACTCTGCATTTAAAACTATATTCTCAATAACAGCATCGGTCAGCACGGTGCTAGTGACTTCTGTGTAGTTTCTAATATTTGTTCTTAAATCTGAGTAACTTATTCCTGCCATTATTTCCAGCCTTTCATTGCTAGTTTAGGTTTGCCTGTTCTAACTAAACCACCGCTATTGAATGTTTTAGAAATAGAAATTGTTCCGCCTTTAGTTTTTGATTTTCCACTTGAAGTTTTTGATTTTCCTTTATTAGCACTAACACTTAGTTTTGTGTTTTTTCCAATATTAAAATCTTTACCATAAGTAAAATCTTTTGTTTTTGTTTTATAATCATCAAATCCATCCATACTTTGAGTGTTAGTATTTTTATTAATTCCAAAAGTTCCAAACTTTGTATCAACAGTAAGTCCGCCTCCTTGGTCATCTGTTTTAATTTTTCCATCTACACCTGTTTGTTTACTTACTCTAGGAGTAACAGTTACAGGGCCTATAAATTTTTTAAGTTTACTTTTCTTTTCTTTTTTCTTTTCTTTTTTCTTTTCCGCCATATTATCCTCTTTGGTTTACAGGGCCTGCAAATACAAAATTGCCTCCACCTGTTCCGCCTGTTGTTGCCGATGAAGCTAAACTAAAAGTAAAAGAGAAACTATATGATGTAGATACTCCGTTATCCGTAATTGAGCTTGTTGTTCTTGTTATTATATACGATCCAAAAACTTTTGCACCTGAATTATGTGCTCTTGCTGTTGTAGCTTTAGGAGTAACTCCAGTAATAGGAGCTGCTGTGCCTCTTGTACAGCCTGTTAGATTATTACCAGTTTTACCTGTATATTGAATTGTTTCATTTGCAAATTTACCTACTAATAACTCATTAGTTGTATCACTTGAAGTTAATACTTTTTCAATAACAATAAACCCACTTGTAGGAAAATTAGTTGCATCTGATAAAGTAATAGTAGTATCAGAATCAGTTAGAGTTTCATTTAATGTAGTTTCTAGTTCAAAAACACTTGAAGCAACACTACCTGCAGAAGATTTTACAGATGTAAATCTAATAGCATCACTTGTTTGAAAAGGATTAGTATTGATTCCTTTACCATCAGGAGAAGTACGAACTAAAACTGAAGTTAAAGATGTAGAAGTTATAAAAGCGTCATCCATTAAAACAATAGGAGTTAAGAACTCTATTCTATCTGGTCTTGCATTTCTAAGACCTTGTGTGTCTGAACCTCTTGTTCGTCTATCTAGTTGAGGATGTTTTTCTTCATATTCTGACATATGAACAAAAGAACCATTCCATTCTTTAACCATTTCATTGTATGGAAATTGAAATCCTGATCTATCTGATATTGCTTTTGAATTTTTTGACATAGTTAAATACTAGGGTAATAAGTTTTAGGGGTTATAATAGTGCTTGTAGAAGAACCATCTTCTGCCAAAGCTCTTGCTAATTCATCTTCATATAATAATTTCATTTGTTGTACTAATTGAGGACTAAATTTTTGTGATAAATAAAAAGCTAAACCAGATACCATACATGGTACAAATCTATAAGGAACATCTGTTGCATCTGTATAAGTAGAGTCTACGTCTTGTATTCTTTTTACAAAATAAATATGAACAGCTTTTGCTGCATTACTAGAATCAGCTGTTGGATAAACAGTTACAACTGTTTTATCTATAAATCTTTGAACAAAATATTGAGAAGGAGTACCTTTAGATAATTTATTAGCTGATCCAGAATAAGTTGATCTGTCAATTTTTGTTAAAGCAGCATCAGCTTGACCTACCGCTGTTCTGCTAGTTCTTAAAGTTGCTTCAAGAACATCAGCTACTCCATAAGTATCAGCAGGATTTGTAACGGCACTTGTTCCATCACCAGTTGATCTAAACAAAGCATATTCTGCTTGACCTTCAATAAGATCAATATCAGCTTCTCCTACTTCCCAGTAATGTAAACCTCTATTACCCCATTCTTGAAAAAGAATATTTAAAGATCGTCTAGCTGATTTAAGCTGATTTCCAGAAGTTACTTGAAACCCAATTCGTTCATATGCCTCTGTGATTAAATCATCAACTGCGAACGTTTTGTCAAAAGTAACTGTGGCTGAAGTTGTATTGGCCATATATTACCTTCCTAATATTCTTTGATAAATTCAGCTACGATTGAATACATGTTTCCAGCATCTGCTGCGCCTGGAACCACAAAATTAATATCACCATTTGTATTAGCGTCTCTACTTGCTGGACAGCCACCAAATTCTCTAAAGTCCCAATAGCCTGTTCCTGTAAAACCAAGTAAAGGTCTATCACCATCTGAATCTTCAAAATCTAAACGAGAATAAGAATCTCCACCATCTCCACCTTGAGATGAAAACCATACTCTTTGTAATGTTCCTCTTGTTACAGCAACTCCTGCTGTATTTGCGGCCATTGCTGACACATCAAAAAATACAGTTGTTGAACCTGTTCCGTCTGATTGATTTACTAATTTTATTACTACTCTCTTGTCGTTTTCTTGTAGGATTTCTGGTCCTGTTACTGTGTCTGCCATTTTATTTACCCTCCTTAATTAAGTAAATTTTAAGTGAGGCCGAAGCCCCACTTAAGTTAATTATTATTACGCTGCGAATACAAACGCACCTGTGACTTGAGTAGTCTCAGCTGCTAATTTTGTCGCAATGTGCCACGTAGCATTTTCATAACAAATGAAAGCAATCTGTCCACCAGTAGTCAACAAGTTTGTTGCTGCGTTAGCTGGTGTGAAAGTTAATTTTGTTTCATCTGCTGCTGAAGTATCAAAAGTTACTTCACTTGAACCTCTAGATTCGATAACTGAACCTGTTGCAAAAACATCGGAACCAGCTGCATCAAAAACTAATGTTGCTGTTCCACCTGTAGTGTCTTTTGA